ATGTCTATCGCCGCAGACTAGGACCTTCAACTAGTCCGCCGTGACTATGACAGTGATGACGGTCGGCGGGCCAGCGGGGAACTTCGACTGCTGCACGTACAGGCTGGTGACGGGCTGGCCATCTTTATTGGCGTCAAAGCGGTACGTTCGCTTCGTTGCCCTGGTGAACACCAGTTTCACCCTTATAATTTCAGGCATCTCTGCCTCCTTTCGCTACTAATCCGTCCTATGCTGCCGGCGCATCTCCAACTTGAAGGCATGGGTATGGAGTTCACCCTACGTCGGCAGCATGGAAAGGACTAGCTTCTCCAGGCCCGAGTCCTCGCCATCTCGAGGCTCGCCTTGAGTGCCCGCTCGTTCGCCAGTTCATTGAGGCGCACGTTGGAGGATTGAGTTCTCACCTTACGCCCCTGACGTTTGCGCTTCTGGTCTTTCCAGGTCTTCCCTGGTAGTGTCATGGCGGTCTCCTGGCTACTAGCCTAGCTACGGAACGCCGAAGGCGCCATCGTAGAGTCAATCACAATGGTCCGCACGTCATTGTATATGCCTTGGCATCGAGTACAGACGAGGTACTTACCTATCTTGTAACAGTCCTTGTCCTTCTCGCGGCAGGACGCACAAGTTGCCTTGATTGCCATCACACTCTCCTGTATCTGTCCATAACTTTCCCGTAGTGAATACCTCGCGGGTGACTTTGTGATGCTCTACCAAACCAGCACTCATCACAGGCTACAGGCCGTGATACTCGCAGGACACGCGCAACAAGATTAGCCAGAAACGTATCAGGCCTAGATTTACCCTGCAATGCGGTGCCTATGGACGTGTCGCACAACTGACAATCCATCACAATCTCCTTACTACTAAACCGTCCAGTGCTGCCACCGACCCCGCCTCCCGCGATGCCCACTAGCATCCACTTCACGAGTTCGGCAGCAGCGCGAGAAGGTCTAGCCCTCCCTCTCGTACTCCTTATTCATTAGTACACACTCGTCCTGGACAACAGGATGCCAAACGCCGTTGATGGGCTCCAGGGGCTTGTAGTTGTCCCTTGCCCACTTGCGGAACTTGGCAGCCTCTCCGTCGGTCAGTGTCCTAAACAATGTCGCCATGATTCTCCTTCCTGTTAGTGAGGTAGCACCGCCACCATGAGTGATATGTAGGCTATTGCGTTCAGCATGAGGCCTCCTGCCTAAGCTCCTCGAATGTTTTCCCGCATCCGCAGCAGCATGTTGACCTGCGTGTGGGTTCTGCCTTTGCGATTGCTCGCTGCTCGGCGTGGACTACCCTCTCAAGCTCCTGAATGGTCCTCATCGAACCTGCCTTCTCTCCTGCATGATGGACACCGTGTTGCCCGCACTCACACCTGCATTGTACGCCCCGCCATGCACTAAGACTCTGCGTCCATTCCTCAGTTTCGGGTAGTGGTACGTGACGTAGTCCGTGTTCTCCGCATCGAACGTCACTACCAGTGCCCGTACATTCTCCGATATGCCATCATCGTCCGCTCGTTGCTGCCTGAGGCGCTCGTCCAACCGATTCATCACGCCTCGGATGAAACTGTCCCGCCATTGGTCCCTACTACAGCCTTCAGTCCGGCCCAGGAACTCCCTCGTGTCCCAGTCGGTAGATGCAAGTCCTGAGACTTGACCTATCAACCACAAGGACAACTGGTGGACAACCTTGACGTTGTAGGACCTACCGATGATGGACAACTGACCCGTATTCAGTATAATGACTCGGCAGTAGTTATTCTGGCCGATCACTGATACCAATGTCGGTATCCAGTTCTGCCTCGTCAGCCCATCGTATAGGAACTCCTCAACGCCACCATCTTGACCGTCTCCCTCAACATCAGCCATTTCCAGGCCGTGCTTGAGTAGGAGGCTATGAGCCCGCTCCATAGCGAGACTTGCTTCGGCCTCGGTAGCTCCACCATCCTGAGCTAGACGTAGCAGGGCCTGGAGTCGCTCCAGTACCTTATTGTCTGCGTCCATTGTACCGTCCTCTCAACTGGGCGTTAAGCATTACCCCTAGCTCCGTATAAGCCGAGTAAAGGCCTTCAGTAGTTGCTCTGACGGTGCGTAATCGTCATGGCAGACGGTGACTAGCCCTGCATCCGTTGTGTTGGCTAGTCCGCACTCCTCACATAGGGGAACGTCGCATAGCTGACACCCTTGCGTTGCTTCGCTGGTACACTGACCGGCTAGGTGCAGGCTGCCATCAACCCGACCATAGTAGTCATGGTTTGTCCTACATTGGCACTGTCGATACTTGCTCGCAGGCATTGGTTACCGTCCTCTCAACCGAGCACAGCCACGATTATGATAGTCGCGCCTTGCTCTGCCCCATTATAGGCACACTCGCTGCACATTGCGCCGTGCTTGGCCACCTCATACATCATGTGCGGGTATGCTACCAGCCTACCGGTAATGATGTCCCGGTTGCCGCACACGACGCACATCCTACGACCGACTGCCATCTGGTCACCGTCCTTTCTGCTGGCCGTGCGCGCCCATACGCACTCGGCTCTCAGCGACCTACACATACATTATACACTAGGCAGCGTGATGTTGTCAAGCGTTCTTATGTCAAGCTGGCACAGAACTAATGTTCTAATGCCAACCCGTGCATGTGCATACTCACTCATACAATACCCTGCAACCGTGCATCTGCTAACACGGATTAACAATTGCAATGGTTAGGCAACCCTAACCCATTCACTTTTGGGTGATAGTTTAGCCTCAAGTTGGGGGTTGACAACTAATGGGGGATATGCTAGGTTAGATATGGTAGTCGCACATTAACAGCGAGTCGCAATGCGGTGCCGAGCCAATTTGCGAGCGCACAATAGAACGGACATGCGCCAACTAGTTTGGTGCTTGTTGCGTTCGGAAAGCGAGAACACAGATGGCCGAAGAAACTACGACGATTACAGCGGAGTCGATTAACGCAGACATCGAACGTCTTAATGGCGATTTGCTGGAAGCGCAGACGGCGCATGGCGAGTCCCTTGAGACGCTGGAGAAGGGGCGCAAATCCGCCAGTATCGAAGAACTGCTAGAACTGGCCGAAGGCGTACGCGCCGCCAGCACTAGTGTTGAGCGAGCGGAGTCTGCAATCGCAGTAGCTCACAAGGGGCTAGAGCGTATCCAATGGGAAAGCAAAACGGCCGCACTACGCGAAGTGCTGGCGCCCATCGGCAATCTGGTCCGAGACGCAGTCAATGACGTGCTGGGCGTATTCGCCGAGTTCAACGTCACTGGGCTCGTTATCACAGTCAACAACGTCGGTCAGCCCGACATGGAGACCAGCGTCAAGCCAACGGGCCCGGACATCCCCAAGCCACCCGGCGGCGTAAAGCGCGGTGGCGGCGGTGGCGGCAAGCGAGCAAGCCATAGTGTCACGGAGAACGGCACCACGATGACGCCGCGCGAATACGTAGCGGCGCACTCTGAGGCCAGCACGGATATCATCCGGGCATACCTCGGCGGCGACACAAGCCACAAGGTCAACCTGACCCATGAGGCCGAGCGCATCGCCAAAAAGCTAGGCCACCAATTCAGCTAGGCCACCCTAGCAATTAGACAGCGAGACCCCCGGGTAGTACAAACGTGCGACTACCGCCTGGGGGTTTTGTTGCGGGCTGGACTACTTGACATAACGCGGCGGGTGCTAATGCCCACCATTAGGCTTTACTTAGAAATGGGGTATGCCTCATGCTGGCACTAACGCCGAGCATATGCACACCCTAATACCCAGTCTCAGCCGACCCACACCCATGTATGCCTAGCCTTGCCCAGGTTCGGAGCTATGCCTCATCCGAGTATCCTAGTATATGCGAATAAGGCTTGCTACGATATTTTTGCATTTTCACAGGATGGGGGTACCGCAACTGGGCGGTTGGGTCACTGCCACGGACTAGCGGGGCGCCGTCCTCCGCTCATTGGCCTGCCTCGGGTAGGCTTGTATGGCGTGCCGAATGTGCACGACCGCGGGCAGTATTTGCACTTTGCTGCCGTCACACCGTCACTCGTTGCAGCTAGGAGCCAGTGGTGCCGCTGAGTAGGCGAATTGTGGCAGTAGGGGCTTTCAGTCGTGACGAACTTACCAGGCAACGGTACCACCTACCTTCAACTTAGCCGAAATAATGTTCTGGGCCTCTTGGCTGCGGCGCATGAGGTTAGGATTGAGTGACCCGCCTAGGGCTGTAATCCGTTCTGATGTTGCCGTGATGCGCCCTACGAGCATCTTTATTCGGTCTACATCGTCCGTCTCCAATAACAGCCGCATCAATCGTGCCCGTGTACGAGTCAGATATCGGCGCTCCTTCTTATCAGGGTCGGATAGCTGGATACCAGTACCTTCGGGTCGGCCACCTTTGTCCTTCTTACGGATTGAGAATCGCGTGTAATCCACAATCACCCAACTTGCGAGGCACCTATTTAGGTGGACCTTGACCGATCTCCATATCTGTTTACCGCCCTTGGTCTTTCCTAGGCGCACAACAACGGTGCTGTACACGGTGCCTTGGAGGATGTCCTCCCCACACTCGTTGCACGGTCCGTCTGCTCGCCTTATGGCGGTAACTATCCTACATGCGACTGACATTAAACTTACCCCCAAACTCCATTAGCACTTACAGGAGTAAGTATAGCACAGGGGGTCACTTCTGTCAATATGGAGAACATGTATAAGCGGATTAGCATATCTCGACTGACCTCCCTACCACTACCAACTCTGTTGGTGCTAACGAGGTTGGGGGGTCACTTGTGATACGGTGGTCTGAAATTGCGTACCCATGCCCACAACTACATACTAATACCTACCTGTGCATACGAAAATCGCTTGACACGACTACCGCCCTATGATATAATATATAGTGGAGGGACAGATGTTAGAAAATTGCGGCGAGGTTCACGGACCCGGGCCCTCAAAGTGCTCCTGTAAGAGAGTGAAGGGGCACTCGGGTGAGCATGTTGACGAGCACGGGAGCCGTTGGCCTTACACCGCGATGGAATTACTTGAAGGGCGAGGTCCCGATAATGGGTAGCGAGACCGACAGCACCGGCGTCACCGTCATCGAGCCACTGAAGGCCGACGACATTGACATCGACCCGGATGATCTTAACGCGATAGCTGAGGCGCGAATACCTCTCAGTCAGAATCCGCGCAAGGCGGACTACCTGAGCTACCGGGCGGTAGGGTTCTCCATCCGTGAGTCATTAGCGTTGGCGGCGGTTACTCAGGCGACCCTCAACAAGTGGCGCCGCGAGGACAAGGAGTTCCTACAGTTTGAGCAGGAACGGTTAGCCTTCCTGCAACGGACCATCTCAGGCGACATTATGCGGATGAGGTGGTTGAGGAACTTCTTCCTAGTCTTGAGGCGCGACGAGAGGATACTGCACAAGTCGGCCTTCAACTTCGAGGGGTTGACGGACAATGAGCGCGCCTACCTGCATCTGATCCGAAAGCACTACACGCCACAGGATCTCCTGGCGCTGGAGAAGGCGCTGGAACCTGAGCATGGTGAGAGAGCTCGGATAGCGGTCGACAAGGCCATCTTTATCGTGGACGGTAAAGAAGTGGTAGGCGACGATAACAGACGTGCCGCGTCCAGAGCCGTGCTTGACCGTTTCAACGCCAATGCCAAGTATGCTGAGGTCCGAGAGGCCGAGGAGTAGAATGGTAACGGCGACCGAAACCCCCATCACTGAGTTCCAGGCCAGGGTAGTAGCTGCCCAGGATGGTGACCTCGGCACGTATGCCAAGGCCGTACATGACCGCGTCTATTACCAGTATCAGGACGTGTGGGCCTTAGCGTTGGAGTCCTACAACGAGACCGTCATCGTCTGCCCGCCGGATACCTACAAGTCCACAACAGTTAGGGACTTCGTGGAGCGCGAGATCGGTAAGAACCCTAACATCCGTATCCTCTGGCTGATGAATGCGGGCGCTCAGTCCACTAAGCAGATTCAGGCTATTCAGCAGACCCTTGAGTTCAACAATGTATATAAGGAAGCCTACGACGTCTGTGAGGACCCTCGTGCTCAGTGGACTAAGGAAGTCCTCTATGTGATGAGGACACGAGAGGGCGCCGATCCTACCTTGATGGGCACGGGCATGAATGGTCCGTATCAGGGCCTGCACTTCGACGTCATCATTATCGACGACCCGACCGAGCAAGAGGACCCTCACAGTCCTACCACAATGGACATGCAGAGGAACAAGGTCCGCGGGGTGATAGATGATAGGCTAGTTGAGGGCGGCCGCATTGTGGTTATCCTGACTCGTTGGGGCGATAATGACCTGGTGCCAACCTTCGCCGAGATGGGCTTTACGATTATCGAGATGCCTATTGTGGGCGACTACCCTTGGGGGCCAACCCTAGACCCAGTGAGGTTCACCGAGGAATGGGTCGAGAAGAAGCGCAAGAAGAAGGGCGATATACTGTTCGCGCTCACCTTTATGCTCAGTGCGGAGGCGGCCGCGGGCAATCTGATTCTCCGCGAGCACATTAGGTACTGGGACAATGACAGCTTGCCTACCTGCGCCCTGAATCTATATGTAGGGGTAGACCCGGCAGCGAGCCTCAAGACCTATGCAGACCACTCCGCCATAGCCACGATAGGGCTTGACATCAAGACCAAGATTAAGTACCTGTTGGATATGTGGTGTGGTAGGCTGGAGACACCTGACCTTGAGAAGGAGATAGTCAATCGGTCCAAGCGGATGGCCGGGCTAAGGGGTGTCGGTCTGGAGACCCAGGGCTTTCAGTTGAGCCTGTTGCAGGGTATGAAGAGGCGCCATAACCTGCCTTTCATTGAGATACCATACCGTACCCGCCGCACTGAGCAGCTTCGGGTAAAGGCCATCGACAACAACAAGGTCGGGCGGGCCATGTACCTCGATGCTCAGTTCTCCAGCGGTCTGCTACTAATCCCTAAGAACCTTCCTCTGGTTGACGGTATCTCCCTTGAGTCCGAGTTGTGCTCGATACCTCATGGTAAGATGGACGACCGCATGGACGCCCTGGCAATTGCGAGTATATTGGCCGAGGCCGCCGTACCCACAGGTATGGCAGTAAGGCTAAGGGGTTTTTAGATGGCCGATGACTCAGTAGGCTGGGAGTACGTCAACAAGCTTCTCGGCGAGCTTCAGGAGGAGCTCCGTGGCTTCCATACACGGGTCAAGGAGGTTGAGGAGCTACGGTACCTGGAAGACGACACCAAGCTGCCCGCTGAGGAGAAGGCCTCTGGGTTGGAGATTCGGCTAGGCGCTACCGCCGAACTCATCGAGAACGTCAAGGCCGCACTGACGGCCAATACGCCAAGGGTGCGCTTTGAGGCGTTGAGGACAGGCCCGACGGCTCTTGAGAACACCAGCAAGCGGGAGAAGTTTTGGGACGGGTACCTGCAATGGGCCAGTGCCCTGATACCGTTCCTTATCGAGCTTGCGGACAGTCAGACGGTCGCACTAGGGATATTGAAGGCCGCCTACTCTCCCTGGCCTCAGAAGGAACGCCGAAGAGACCTCAAGAGTGAGCCTCGGACCAAGAAGGGCGATACTGACTACAAGGACAGGCAGCGGGCGTTGAAGCGGCGCTGGGGTCCTCCGTTCAAGGTCATCACAATACATCCACTGACGTTCTACTATAGGCTCGGTCCAGGCGGCGAGCTTAATGAGGTTATCGAGCACGGCTACAAGTCAAGGCGGGAGATTTATGCCGCATTCGGTATCAAAGGCTCGGCCCAACTCCAGGCCGTGGTACCCGATAAGCTGCCTAAGGACACTGGTGCATCGCTGGCTGCGGTGGCGGGGTTCCCTTCCGAAGAGGTGCAATCGCTACCGAGTGGTGTGAGCACTAGTACCTTGGCACTGGTCACCGAGTATTGGGCCGCACCATTGCCTGGGAGTCCGGGCATCTACCAGTGCTATATTGAGGGTAATCTGGTCTACGAGGAGATAGGCGATCCGAGTGTGGCCTACTTCGTATGTCCAGGGCGGACGACCAGCAGCAAGGACCCTGACAAGTTCGCCCTCAGTATCGCCGAGATACTCCGCCACAATGAGCCGACGCTTAACAGGTCACTGACATACATGGCCGAGGCCACCGAACTACTAGTGAGGCGCAGGTTGACATTGGAGGTGCCCGAGGGTTACACTCCACCTGCGGAGCTAGTCGGCGAGTCCAATGAGCCTCAGACTAAGACCTGGACGTTCAAGGCGGATAAGGCCGAAGCACTTCCTGCCGGTGCCAAGATCGTTGACCCGTTTGAAGGTGCCCAGAACGTGTACGAGGCCATGCCCTTCATCAACCTCATGTTGCAGCTACTCGGTCAGCATGGCGTAAGTCCGATCTTCAAGGGCGTACCCGAAGGCGCTGGCGGATCAGGGTACAAGGAGAACTCACTCTACCTCATGGCCAAGAGCCAGTTCCAGTACCTGCTGGATTCCTACTCCAGGTGCATAGGTAACATGATTGAATGGCTAGAGCATATATTGGTCACGAAGGCTAAGCAGGAAATCTGGGTAGGTAACCTGAGTCTGACGCCTAAGGACATCAAGGCCTTCCCTACTGTTATCACCGTTGACGTGGAGCCGTTACTGCCTCAGAACATCATTGCCGAGGGCCAGTTCTGGGACAGGATGCATGCCCGAGGCCATATCACCGAGCGGACACTGCTAGAGAAGGGGTTGAGGATTGAGCAGCCCGAGCAGGAGATGTGGAACAGGTTTATTGAGGATGTCCAGAACATGCTCAAGCCTATACTGGCCCAGGACGTGCTGAAAACGGTTGGTGTGCTGCCGCAGCTTGTGGGGCCGGATGGGAAAACGCCGATCGGTGGATCGGGTCCGACAGGTGGTAATGGTGCCCGAGGCAACCCCGTCGAGGAGATGCTAAAGTCAATGGGCGGCCAGTCGAGGGAGGGCCAGGCCCGACAACCTCCCGAGGAAGCGGGCTCAACTCCGGGCCTTGAGGCGCCATTATGATCGTAACTGGGCCTAAGCTCGACCAGGTAGCCGAGGTGCTCCGCCAGTGGTATTTGACCACACGGGCGAAGCTTATTGAGGTGCTGGAGGAAGGCTACCCATACGGCAGTGTGCCTGTCACTCCTAGGCAGCAAGTGGAGAGGTTCCTTTCCATGACGAACGAGGACATGCAGGCTCTAATGACCAAGCTGGTTGAACGGCATCGCGGTGAGCCTAATGCCCAGGCGTTAGCGCGTAAGGACCTGGAGGATTACATAACTAAGATGAACCGTATGTCCTTCTCAAGGAGGGTAGTCTAATGCAAGAACCGACCCTCACCGATGCACAGCGCGATCTGCTGAGAGGCCGCGGTATCCCTACTGACAGGGTACCTAGGGCTCCACAAGAGAGGACAATCGGTACAGGCTATTTCAGTACCATCGACAGCCACGAACTAAATCAGATCGAGTTGGAAAACTCCAACATGGTGATAGGTGCCGACGGCTTCATTTATATACCTATATTTGGCGAGCGTCTTGGTCTACTAGACGACGGGTCTACAGGGATGATTAGTGAGATCACGGGTTTCGAGTTGGCCCCGAAGTGGATTCAAGAGGAGGTACTAGGTGCTGGTGGAGGCGGTGGCGGACGTACGGGACCTACTGCTGCCGAGCTTGCCATTGATAGGTCCCGGGTGCAGGCCACGAACCTATCTACCTTCATCCAGGGCACCGTCTCTCAGCTATCCAACGAGATAGATGCGGGGCGCCTTGAGATGGACCAGGCTCTCAACGAGTTCAATAAGAAGCTAGATGCTTTTGCCGAAGGCGGAAAGCAGTTCCAGGGTATACAGCCCTACACTATTCCCATCGGTGCCGAGTACATACCCGGGTTCGGGCCTGGGGAAATCGGCGAGCATTTGGGGATTGCGCCTGAGAAGGTAATACCTATACAGTTTGACCCGTTCGGAATGGCTACGGAAATAGTAAACCAGTCACCAGACCTGACAGATATAGGCGTACCGAGCGGTGACGCCCTTGCTGAGGCTCTGGAGATAGCTCGACAATTTGTAGGAGGTTAAGGTGCCGTACACCATACAATCCGGTGACAACCTCTGGAACATCTGGATGGCGCACGGCCAAGATGTATCCTGGTCCGATTTCCTGGCGCTGAACAATCAGTTCTCCAACCCGGACTTGATCTTCCCTGGACAGGTCGTGAATCTGCCTGGGGATTCGGCTCAGGCACCTCCAGCGCCACCAGCACCTCCGACTCCTCCGTCTGTGCCCGCTCCCGCCCCAGCACCTGCACCGTCGTCTGTAGGCCCCATACCGGTAGTTCCTGGTATTACGGCCGAGCAATGGGCGGCTATGCTGACCGAGCAGAACAGAGCGGCTGAGGCTCAGGAGCTCCTTCTTGCCGAGGCCCAGGCCGACGCTCGCCGCCTCCAGGAGGCTCAACTATCTGCTAACCCTGCCGACTTTGTAGCCTATGAGCTATACAAGAGGGAACTGTTAGAGCAGGGCTTCACGCCTGAGGGTACAGTCAGGTCCGACTTAGACATCCAGGACATATTCTCCCTAGCCTTGGGGCTGAACGAAGGAGACAGTATTGGCGCAGGCCGGTTCGGAGTCGATCTACCTACTACACAATCCGTTAGCAGGTCAGAGCTTCAGGACTTTAGCGATACCGATATAGGTATCCTCTCTAGCTTCCTACGAGGAGGAGTAGGCACTGGTGAAGGGGAGTTCCAGGGTATTAGCCCTGCCGACTACTTCAAGGAGTTGGAAGAAGGATTAGTACCTACATTACCTCAGCAGCGAACGCAGTTTAGATTCTAAGGAGGTAAATCGTGGCACTACATGACCCAGTAGAGGACGCTCTGAATGATAGGAAGAAGAGAGCCCGACTTGTTGAGGCCGGGGCGGCAGTTGGGACTCCAGGTGACGCTCTGAACATCACGAGGAAGTTCCTAGGTGGTGCAGCGCAAGCAGGCGCGCCTCCACCCCCAGGACAGAGGTTGCCTCCACAAGCTGCTCCTATTGCCCGGAGACGGGCCTTCGGAGGGCAGGGACTTCGGCGAAGTGGTCGAGGCGTCCCTGTTGCGCCCTATATCTCACCAGGCAACTTTGACCCTAACCAACAGTCGTCGTCAGGTTCCTTGTCTGAGCAGTTCTTCGACCTGCCTGGGCCGGTAGGCTTCTCCAAGACGCCGCAGGGCAGGTCTATCCTGAAGCGCATACTTGGAATGAGGGGCTTGCGGTAATGATCGGACGTATTGTAGCTGGCATTGTCCAGGCTGCTGTCATCGGCTTCATGCTGGCCTTTAGCATCATGTTGGTGATCTTCATACCGATGACCGTGTATCAGATTCTGAGGTAACATGGGTAAGCCTTGGGAGTTCGAACCTAAGCGAGGCGCGGAGCTACAGGCCGCGGCTACCTTCCGTCGGAGGGCTGCTGTTAGCGCCTTCTCACGGCTTGCCGGAAGATCGCTAAGGAAGCGGGGTATCGACCCTTCCATTCTGACGCCTTCTCGGGGCCTCGAGGACAACGAGCCTGGCACGGAAAATGAGAGGTTTGAGAGGACGGTTCAGCGCCTAACTGGTATGGGTATGGAACCTGGCGAGGCCGTGAAGCAGGTTCGGCGATTCCTCGACGTGACATCTAGGCGGACCGACGCGGGCATGGTGAGGCCGAAGCCTACAGTTCAGCCTGGTCTTGATGCTGTTCGGCAAGGGGTCGATCAGCCTCCGGTGCCGTATAGAACTAGGTATGACGAAAAGACCGAGGCCGCCATACAGCAGTTCCGCACCGATCTAACCGCTGAAGGCTATGAGCCTTGGATGATCGATACTCAGCTAAGGGGTCAGATCAGGCTTGGGGCATTGATGGAGGAGATACAGGCCAACTTCCCGTCGCGGACGCCTCCAGGTACAACTCATAAGAGCTTGGCACTGGATCGCCTTGATAAGGAGATGGGCGACCTGCTGAGGAAGGCGACACCTCAGGGGCGGAAGAAAGGTCCGATAGAGTCGTTCCTCGCAGATACTCTTACCGGGGGTTTGCTCAAGGGGCTATCTATAGGACTGGCGGAGCTGGAGAAAGACCCTATGCTAGGTGGGCCATTCGCACGTACCACGGAAGGACAGTTCCCCGAATTTGACCCTGAGGGCACTACCGGATTTGAGCGTGGTGCGGAGATCAGCCGTCCTGTGGTACAGCGTGGGCAGGAGATTGTCGGTGAGCCGTTTGAGCAAGTAGGGAAGGCCGGCATACCCGTTGTATCGCCTGTGTCTGAGGCGCTGACCACGGCCATTCGTAGCCAGATTGTTGAGGACATCGGCACCGAGATAATCAACCCTGCAGCCCTTGTACTGGTTGCACCTATCGTGATGCAGGGTACGCAAGGGCTCAGAGGTGTGAGACTAGCCACCCAGATGACCTCCAATTTGCTTGGTACGGGACTGGAGCCGGCCTTGGCACGAGGCACGCTGAGAGGCCTTACGATTTTAGGTAGAGATGGGCTCGCCGGATTGTCCAAACTCTCCCGAGCTGTCCGTGAGACACCTATTATCAAGAGAACCGTTACGGCCTTACAGAGTGAGGCCGGTGGTGGGCCCCTAAGTGGGGGCAGGCAAGTTGACAACATTGAAAAGTTTGTGGTGGAGGGTTCGGGTAAGTACGCCGTTACAGATGCGGAGCTAAAGGCGCTGGAAAGCGGCCAGGGGACGTTCCGCCTGTATCACGGTACTCCATCGGACTTCGCCGAGAACATCTTGAAGGAAGGTTTCCGACAGCCTCCAAGTGGGGACGAGGCTATACGCCGCATTGCTCAGTGGTACGATATTCCCGTAGACGAGTTTATGCGCTACGGTGTTCTTCCTCATTATGGGGATGAGACCGCCCGTATCAGTACCAGCACCGCCGAGGTAGCATCCAGATGGGCTGACACGGGTTCTTTCCCGCGCGGTGAAATCTTTAGTAACCTGAACGCGAACGCGCGTATTCACAAGGAGATTGTGAAGCGCCTCAAGGATCGCGGAGTTCAACTGACTCAGGGTAGCTATGATGCCATGTATAATAGGCTATTCAAGGAGGCTGGTGACCTAGGTGTGGGAGTATCGTCCAACTCCAGGGTTGCCGAGATATTGAGGCTGCCCGACCGCTTTGCAGCCCCGACTTCTGGCGGAACTCTCCTTGAGTTGGAGATCGACATAGCCAAGTTAGGCAAAGGTGATGCCAAGAGGATAGCGGATACCCTTAGGTTCCAAGGTCCATCTCAAGGAGCCTACTTCGACGTCAAGATTCCTCCTAACGCCGTCAAGCGTATTAGGCCTATTGCCACAACATCGGCCAAGCCCAGAGTACCTGTTGACCCTATCGGGGGCTTTCCCGATCGCTTTGCAGGAAGGTCGCGTGGGTTGAGAGGTGGCCCTGCTGATGGAGGCCGTGTTCGTGTCGAACTGCCTGGTGACGCTCCGACACCCCGTGGACCTGTCCATACTCCCCTGGAGCGCAACATACTACAGGCGAACAAGCCAAAGAAGCCGGCCATGACACCGGCACTCAAGCCCTTTGAGCGCGACCAGGCTGGGGAAGCCTTGCAGCGCCTCAGTGAGGCTCCTGACAACCCCGTGCCCGTGCGCTCAAGGCGTGACCTGCCTGAACTCAGTCAGTACGATGACCAGTTGGAGGCGATCCTCAGATTCCGCGACGACGCCCGAGACACTCTCAAGTTCAACCGCTCTGCTGTCAAGGCGGGCATCCTAAGTCCCAGTCGCATTGGTGAGGCAACTGCCCAACTCGTCCGTGCCAATGAGCAACTGAAGGCCTCCAGGTCTATACTCAAGGAGGCCAAGATCAGGGCCACCCGTGACAGTGTGATGAAACTGGTACGGAGTGTGGGTGGTAGTGATGAGGCAGCCGGTATCATCGGTCGTGCCTTCGACGCCAGTGTACGCCTGGTGCCTCTGGAGGAGTCACTACTGACTGCCTCGTCCTGGCGTCAGCATATAGCTCAAGGGGTGGCCCTTGTTAAGGGTAGAGTATTCAGAGGTATAGGCCTTCTAGCCGATCAGAAGTTTACCCTCGTTGACGCACTTCACTTGCAGACCGCGGACGAGGCGAATGATCTGTTCAGGCTCATGCGTAAGACCCTTGAGAAGGAATCGGACGGCCTCACCTTCATCGGGCCAAGCAAGTATGCCGATCTAGCCGAGGGCGAGTACCGCCTGCACCACATCGTTCAGCATCCGGAGTGGTTCACGGGTAAGACGCCTAAGTTGGACGGCCTACTCATCGACGCCCAACTTATGATGCGAGGCAGACTTGAACAGGCCCGAGCACTCGGTTATCCCATTGAGGCCCTTGACGGTGCTTACCTGGAGCAACTGTGGGATATACCTAGAGCAGCCCTGGAGCAGCCGATACTCAGAGCCCGTGGTAAGATAAGCGCCGCCAAACAACGCTGGTTTGATGACTATTTTGAGGGGCTCAGTAAGGGCGGGAAGCCTCTTAATCTGACCGTCGAGGAGCTAATGCAGCACTCGTCGAGCCTTCTGGACGAGGCTATCGGCGACGCATGGATGCGCCAAGAGGTGCTCCGGCGCTATGGTACACGGTCAGCCAAGGTACCTGCTCTCAAAGGCGCTAGGCGATTCGGGAACCCTCTCTACCAGGGTTGGAGCGCCCCTCAGGACGTAACCAGTGCCATAGATCGCCTGTATAGTCCTGTGGGAACAGGCTCTAGGTTCGTAGGTGACGTTGCCGCCACCATGAAGAACACCGCGTTCGGCCTCGTAGACATCGCTGTAGGTGGAGTACAGTTTCCTCTTGCGCTGGCGCATGGAGGGCGTGAGATCGCTATAGGGACTCTCAACCGTAGCCTTGAGGCTCTTGGGTTACCATATGTTCATGTAGCCCTTCAGGATGTCAATGTAGTAGGACGCAACGTCCAGTATGCCGAAGATGGTCTTCACATAGGTATTGGCCCGTCATCCGTGCGACTAAAAAGCGGTACCATAGTAAAGTACATTCCTATCACCGGCCAGTACATCGACATGCCTCTGAGCAAGACCATTGACTTCTCGGCTAGGATGCAGTTCGGTCAAGCTCTCACAGCTATCAGGAGAAGGATGTATGAAGGTAACCTGATATCTGCGAAGTTTGTGGGTCAGGATATTACTGATCCTAAGGTGAGGCAGTTCTGGGCCGAGGCCGCGAACGCCGGAACTGGAGCATCCCGAGGAGCGCAGACTCCAGGGCGCAGAGGGCTTGAGACCTTCGTTCTAACGTCCGCTCCTATGACTAGAGCTAACCTTGCCGTCTACGCCCAGATAGCTGAAGGTCTCACTACTGGTGGTCGGATGCAGAAGCTCCGTACAGCTATGGTCCTGGCCAACCTTGCTACCTACACCTACGGTATGCAGTACCTCATCAATGGCGTCTTCGGCGATGGGCCTATGGAATGGCAGCCTGGCAAGTCTGACTGGGCCACTATCAGGATTAAGGGGGAGACGATTCCTCTGATGCCTCAGAGAACACTTGCCCGTGCCATAGATAAGAGTATCACCATCATTACGGAGGGTATCGAAGGTGAGGGATGGCGCCCTGAAGACATCGCCTTGGCATGGGCTCAGGTCATAATCGGTAAGTCGAGTCCCGCGGTACAAGCGATGCTGGCACCGTTCGGGGTAGGCTTTGAGCCTGACACTGGGCGCTTCCATGTAGGAGGACTCTCGCCTAGAGGGCGTGCCCTCGGTATACCTCCTACCCCGCCCCTTGGTGAGCAGATTGCCTTCCAAGAGACCGACGTACTTTCCCTTGTAATGGCCGGGGTAGGCTTCAACCCGTACCCGACCAGCCCTAACAGACTCCTCCAAGAGGAGTGGAAGGAAACCACCGGTCAGGACTTCAACCCTGAGGTAGACTGGATTGTGGCCGACTCCCACCCTGAACTATCTGCCGAGTTCTCACCTCTGGTCGCAGCATCTAACGCTTCCAGCCTCAAATGGGGCAGTCTGTCAGCCCTTAGGCGTGATCGCATTGAGGAGTTCCGCGCCGCCGAGGAGTTCAAGAG